CTATCGACGCTACGTTTGTGTTCATCGTCTTGCAATCTATCCACTTGTTTTTTCAGCCATTGCAGTTCGTTTTCTTGGAACGGTGTTAGTCTTTGGGCTTCCATCAGTGCAATCTTCCTTTTGAGAACTTTTCCATAAAATCGTCGGCATCTTCCAAGGCTTCGCTCACTGCTTCATGTTCCAAGAGCAGGGCGGTTGTTTTAATTGCCACCATCGGCCACAGGTGCGAAAAATTGTACACGCTGACAATGTTTGCGATTATTATAGCCAATTGGGGCGGCGATATATTTTTAGGGCACACTTCCAAAATTTCTTTTACTGCTTCATCTAGTTCGTCCATACTTGCGCACCTTCCTTGTTTTCTTTAGTGTTTCTGTGAGGCCAGCTTTAATTTAACATAAGCTAAACCGTAGGGTTGTTTAATGGTTGAGTGCTACCGAATGCGCCTATTCTGAAACGGCTGGTCTCACGAACAATCCTAACACTCATATTAAGATCACGGCTACTATTATTCCTGTTAGCACTGATCCCACTATTAAACCTGAAACAAAGCCCAACATCCCTGCTATTTCAATAAGACTATTCTTCAATTTTACCTTTTCCGCTGCACCATTCACAGTCCAGCCATTGCTCATATAGTTCTCCGATATCTCTTCCGAAGTTCGCGGGCCGCGGTACTTCGCCTTCGACCTGCCCTTCTCCGCCGCATTCTGGGCATTCTTTTTGCCTTGTTTCGAGTAGTGCGGTCAGTGCTGCGAAGTTATCGACCGTTCGTTTCATCATTCATCCTCCTTAAAGATTGAGTCGCCTAGTGTTTCTGGTAACTCTACTGTTGCTGATCTAAAGTTGCATTTCACGCATTTTCTTTTGCGTTTTATTGTTTGGAACCCGTATTTTGTGTGCGGTCTGCTGTCCCACGTTATTAGTTTATGGCGGCAATCTGGGCAATGAGATACGCTATTCATTACCAACTTCCATAGTATTCTACAGACTTCCAAGTGTTGTCGAGAATATCCAACCAATCGGCGGCATCGCGGAAAATCTTTACCGTTGCAGCGACCTGTTCGGGCTCTTTGTGGAAAGCGTAGGCGGAGAGAAGGTCCATGTTAGTAGGAAGTTTATCTTGCTCTACTGCGTCAGCAATATCCCGCAGAGCAATTGGCCCCAACTCGATTTTGCTGCTATCCTCATCATCATCATGGTTTTCCTTGATGTAATTGTGCAGCGCCCAATGCTTGCGCCAGTATCCCATCTTTAACCGCAGGCTCTCGACAGGGTAACTATCGACCTTGGCCCTCGGTAATTTGTCTTGATGCTCGGGAACGTACTTGTCCCCAGTTAAATACATATCTAGTCCCATTACCAATCCTCTCCAAATACTTTTGCAAATACTTCGTCCAACAGACGGTCCATATCTTTACTGCTCATTTGTAGTTCCCTCATTATTGACTAACGACAGGGTATAATCGGTATGGGATAAAGTCAACTAATTTAATTATTATAAAGAAAAAGCCTCCAATCTGAGCAGAGATTGGAGGCTTAAACCATAGGATAGTATCAAACATTGGAGAATGTCTAAGCTACTTATAAGCGACTTTATGGGATAGATCAAGCTTATTATCGCCGTGTTGGGAATAAACATCAAACATAACCCGCAACTGTCCGCTTATTGTACGGCCATTCATTGCAGCGTGTGCTTTTATTTCCTTGTACACCTCAATGGGCACAAGAACGCTTTTCCATTTAGTAGTATCCATTGGGTTCACCCTTTGTCGTTCTATTGCGGAGCATATAGGAGTTTATGGGAACCTGCAAGAAAAAACCCTTTTGTCGTTGCAGTGCGAAACCTGACCAGACAAAAGGGCCGTTAGCTTATACAGCTTCTCCCCAGCTTGGACCTACTTCAACATCACACTTGCTAGGGATTTCTAATGGTACTGCACTTACCATTATCTTGGCAATAGCTTCTGCCTCTTCTTTATTTTTTACTGACATGCAAAGTTCGTCATGCACTTGCAGCATTGGAAGATAGCCTTGTTTGTACAAATCCACCATTGCTTTCTTGGTCATGTCCGCGGCGGACGCTTGGATAAGTCTGTTTAGTGCTTTGTAGGTAAAAGCCCGCTTCAGACGGCATGTCTCTCCATATTCTAGTATTGCTTCTTGGTAAGGCATCGCCTTGGTCATTTCAAAGGAGTCTGGTTCCCAAAGATTAAACCTGCACTTCCGGCCAAGGATAGAACTGATTGTCCCACCGCTGGCTTTACTGTTCAGACGGTTTGTAACGCCTGCCATTAGACCTTTTACGAAAGGTACGCGGTCATGGTACTGTTTCACCAAGCTTTTGGCCTCTGAGGGATCAATATCTAGCTGATCGGCAAGCTTTGTCACCCCCATGCCGTACATCATGCCCAGATTGATGGTTTTTGCTTGTTTTCTAGGAATGTCCGCCATTTCTGCAACCATTGTGTGAAAATCCATGTTCGGATCTTCGCGGTAGCTGGTTACAAACTCCTCAACGCCCCTCAGTGGCACATCTCTGCTTTTTCCATATACATGAGCATAATGAACCAAGATGCGCGGTTCTTGTTGCGAGTAATCGATTGACGCCCACTGTTCTCCCTCTTCTGGGAGGAACAAAGACCGTATAAGGGGTCCTATCTCAGGGTCACGGGCGGGAATTTGCTGTAAGTTGGGATTGTTCATCGAAAAGCGGCCCGAAACCGTGCCCCCGTCGTCACCTCTGATCTGATTGATGTGCGAATGCACTCTCCCGTCACTGTGGCAGAATTTTAGGATATTATTGATGAAAGTTCCGCTGGTTTTGTTTAAGCTTCGCGCTTGGACGATAAGTTGCGGTAATTTCTCGCTGTGATCGGCTAAAAACTGTTTTTTGAACGATGGCGCACCTTTTTCGGTCTTTGGGTAAGGTATTGATAGGTCATCGAAGGCTTTTGATATAGAATTCGCCGCCCAAATCTCTATGTCCCGTCCAACTAGGCTTTTTATCTCTTTAAGGACTACTTTCTCTCGTTTTAGGATCGCGTCCCGCGTTCTTTCGGTTTTGTCCATATCAACGCGGACTCCTCTCCAAGTCATGTTGACCAAGCAGGGGAGCAAATCTAACTCTAGGTTGACGATATTCCAAAGATTTTGCTTACCGATCTCTACTTTTAGGTAATCCCAGAGTTGCAAGGTCACTTCTGCGTCTGTCTGGGCATAAGGTCCAACATACATGGCGGGCATTTTCCACATATCTGCCTTTGGATCGAAGCCAAACTCTTTTGCAGCTTCGCGGAGTAGGCTTTCGTTCTTTGCGAGGCCCAGATACTCGAAAGCTAGTGAGTTTAGTGCATAGGAAAACTTGTTTTCATCTAAAAGAGAAGCGACAACCATAGTATCGATAATTCTACCGTTGATTTCAAATCCCATGCGCTTGATCCAGCCTACGTCATACTGTGCGTTGTGCATAACTTTGTCCGCTGGGCAGTCAAAAACCTTTTTCAGCCACCGATTGACCACTTTTTCGTCTAGGTTTCCGCCCCCACGGTGTCTTGTAGGGATATATCCGGCCCAATCTGCGGTTGCTACAGCGTAACCGACCACTTCACCGTCCCCGACAGCCCATCCGGGTCCGCTTGATTTAATGTTGGGGTCTCTGGTCTCAACGTCGATAGCAATTGTGCTTGCTCCGGTAAGGTCAGGCAGTTCTGCGGGTGGAACCCACTCAGAGCTTAGAGATGGTGTATTCATTTTAAGCTTCATCTTTTAGTTCTTTCTGTAAATTCTGCACCCAAGGCACTATATCCGCACTTATCGACCCATGAGTCGGCCTTGTCTAAATCGTTTAGCAACCGCGCTGTTTTTAACCAATCCATCATTAGGGCAATGTGTTGCTCATTAACTTGACCGTGAGTTTTCATGGCTTCTTGGATTATAGCGTTCCAGCCCGCTGCAATGCGCCCAAAGTTGTCAAACGCATCCCCGTAATCTTTGGCCCTATCGCCGTTGATTAGTTCTTTCGCGGTGTTTAATACTTCGTCACGTTTCATTTTGTTCTTCCTTTTGGACGGATAAGTTACCAACTTTTTCGTAATCGGAGCCGAAGATTTCATTTAGCATCGGCTCCAGCATTTCTGCCATCACCCTCATCTTGTCCTCTGGTTTAATATCAGGGTTCTCTGTGACATATGTCAGGGCTATTGCGATGGCTTCAGTTGCTTTCAATTTCTTCCTCCCTTGGATAATAAACTAATACAAAGCTCTCGCATTTAGGGCATGAGAGGTTTGTGACCATGCTGTAATCGTCGTACATATATTCAACGTCTTCACCCTCGTTTGCGGCTATTCCTGTGGACATACATGCGACATCACAGTCGTGATCCCCGCCCCAAATAAGTTCTGTCTTGCAATGCCAACAGTTCATTGTAATTTCTCCTCTGGTAAAACGTGTTTCCTACACTCAGAACATTCGTCCTCAGAATATTTGTCCCACCAACAGGTCCATCTATGTCCGCATTTGCATAGGTAATTCCAACAATTC